CACAAAGCTGGCGTCCTCAATGGTCTTGGCCTTGCGCGAGATCAGGAACTCCTCGGGCGGCACGTTCTCCACCCGCACGCAGCCCTGGATCTTGGTGCGCTTGCACACCACGTCATAGGCCAGCACCGGCGGGGCGGCCTGGATCTGCGCCATCTGCTGCTGCAGCTGCATTACCGCCTGCTGCGCCTGCGGGTCGCCCGCCTGGGCGGCTTGGCCGGCCTGCTGGAGCTGCTGCTGCAGCTGCTGCAGGGCCTGCTCGCGCTGCTTGGCGTCTTGCTCGTCGGGGTAGCTCTTCTGCTCGATGAGCTCGACCTCGTCATCGTCCATCAGCTCCGCCAACTCAACCTGGTTGAGGTTGCGGTACTCCTCGCGCTTTTCCTCGCGGCGGTCATCCCACCAGACCTTGACGATGCCGTTCTTGCTCAGCAGCGCGTCCTTCATCCAGTTGTAGGTGATGAGCTCGCCGTTGTTTCTGACGTGGAAGCAGTGGTTGATGTAGTCCGTGCACTGCTCGGCCTTGGCCTCGTCGCCCGGCTTGGTCGGCTCAAACTCCACCACGCGCTCGGAGCCGGCAAACTTCACCATGAGCTGCGGCAGCATGCTCTCGATGGTGTTGCGCACATCCGGGCTCACCACGGACGAGCGGCCTTCGATCTCCGGCGGCGTCAGGTCCAGCGTGGGCTTGGCCAGGTAGTAGCTCATCGCCTTCTGGCGCTGGGCGGCCAGCTTGCCGCTGAACCAGCCCACCGCCTGGCGCATCTCCTGGTCGGTGATCGACCGGAGCTCATCGTCAGACATGCGTGCCATGGTGTTGCTTCAGGCCACGCTCAGGCGTGGGTAGTTGATGGTGCCGCCCCAGGTGTCGTTGGTCATCTGACCCTCGCACATGGCCAAGTATCGGAAGGCGTCGGCCCCGTGGGAGGCGTCGTCGTGCACGGGCTGGGTGTACGCGCCCGTGGTGGCGTTGACGCCGTACTTGTAGTTCTGCAAGCAGTCGATGAGCTTGTCGCCGCGGGCTTCGTCGATGTAGACGCGCGGGAACACCATGCGCGCCAGCTTGATGCCCTCATCCACATCCGTGCGCGGCAGCACCACCACCTGGCGGCCCATGCCGGCCATCACCTCCTGCGTGCTCTTGCCGGTCAGGAAGTGCTTGGAGGCGCCGTCGTGCGGGATGAAGTCCGTGCCGTAGTTGTACGGCTTGTCCTTGAGCTGGCGCACGTAGTAGTCCAGCGGCTTGCGGTTGTCTTGCAGGTAGTCGATCAGCCGCAGCGCCCCGTCTCGGCCGCGCTGCACAAAGATCACGCTCATGAAGTCCGCGAACCCGAGATCCCACACCGTGTGGACCTTCAGCTCCGGGTCATGCGGCACCGGGCGGATGCGGGCGTCATCACGCAAGGCCCGCATCTCGTCCTTGTAGACCGCGCTCGGCACGTCAAAGACGTCCCAGCGGCCCTCCAGCAGCATCTGCCGCTCGGCCTCGGGCAACTGCAGCAGCCGCTCTCGGTAACCCGTGCCGGCCAGGTGCACGTTGTCGCTCAGGAAGCTGGGCACGAAGCTGCGCACGAACTTTGCGCCCTCCACCAGCAGCTCCACCCGCGAGGCCTGGCCTCCCTTGGTGATGCCAAAGCGCTGCATGATCCACTTCGGACCCGGGTTGCAACTCGCGCGCATGTAGCAGCGCAGGCCCTTGTCGGGGCTGCGCAGGCGGCTGGTCAGGTACTCGTAGACGTAACTGGTGGCGAAGTGCCCCAGCTCGTCAATGCCGATCCACTGGAACTCTTGGCCCTGGTACTGCAGCACGTCGGGGTCGCGCTCGCAGTAGCCGAAGATGATCTTCGCACCCGAGGGGAACTGCCACTCCCGGGCGGCTTCCTTGTACTCGGCGCCCTCGATGATGCGCGGGTACAGCGCGCGCGTTCGGTCCACGATCTCGCGCAACTGCGGGAAGGTCTTGCGCAGCAGCAGAGCCCGGTACTTCGGGTTGTCGAAGCCGCGCTGCGGGTAGCCCAACGCGTCCATGATGAGCGCATCAGACTTTCCCCCACCCGCCGCGCCACCGAACAGCACCTCATCATCCGGGCAGCTCAGGAAGTCGGCCTGCTTGGCGGTGGGCGACCACAGCCGCTCAGTGGTCACGCTTGAGCGGCAGCTCCACAAAGCCGCGGTGCGAGTGGTTGATGTCGCCCGCCACTGTCATGGCCGACAGCTTGGCGTGCACGTAAGGAGCTGCTGCCGTGGCTGCAGTCATCCGGTCCCGGGGCTCCTGCGCGGCATCTCGCATGATGCTCAGCAAGTACTCCAGCGGCGTGATCCCGGTGGCCTCGGCCTGCGCCTGGGCTTCAGCGGTGCGCTTGTTGGGCAGGCCCTTCTTGCGGCCGGCACCCGGGCGTGCACCGCCACGGCTTTGATTGTTTGAAAGTTTTTCAATCATGGATGCCTTTCGGCTTGTCCAAGGGTGCTCTCGCCCGCCGCTATCCGCCGGGAGACTAGCGGGGCAAGTCCCGCGTCGAGAGCTGCGGCTCATTTGCCGGTGACGCCGCTTGCCGTGAGCTTTACGCCCGATTGGCAACTGCAGGCCAAAACGAAAAAGCCCGCCGACATCGCTGCCGCGGGCTTCACAAATTGCAGAGACACCTCTGCGGGACGAAGTAAACCACAACGCAAAACGACTGTCTAACATTTAGATCAGGCGGCCTGAAAGCAGTCGCCACGCTCGGGCTGCGCACAGCGGAACCTGTCCGTTGCCAATGGCTTTAAGTCGGTCCACCCGAGCGGCCACCCCATCAGCCACTCTCATAACTCCGTCTTCCCAGCCAGAAGCCCAAGGCTCGGCATGCGCCCAGCGACTGAGCGGCCCAGCCGCTTCGCCGTCGCATGCCAGAAGTCGTGGCAGAACTGGCACAGCGTCTGCAAGTTGCCCGGCTCGTTGTTCGTCTGGTCCTGATCGCAGTGATGCACATGCAGCCGCCGCGTCTCTCCACACGCCTCGCATGCCGCCTTCTTCAACTTGCGCGACCTCCACAGGTATGACTTCGGCTTCAGTTCCTTTCGCGTGTTGGCGCACGACAGGCTGCAAGCAGTCCGGTTCAGGAACTCCGCCACCCCCTCGAGTCGGCCGTTCGGCATCCGGCGCCTGTTGAACGTTGTCCCGCACGCATGGCACACCTTGTCGGGAAAGGTCTTCACTTCCGGCATTCATTGGCTCCAGAGAAGTCCAGCCCTTAGGCCAGCCCATGAGAAGTTCCACCCACGTCGGGTTCAGACTCCCACCAATCTGCTCGCTCAATGGCCGCGAATTCTTGTCGTGCGTGGCTTGACTGGCCTTGCCGCTCCTGTAGTCGCGCGACAGCGGCGTGGCGAACTTCACCGCGTCCACCAGTTGCACCTGCTTGCCTGGAGCTGGCCGACCACTGCTGCCCCGAGAGTCCGCGGCCATTGGTGTCGGCCATGTCGTGCGAGCGCTTAGCGCCTCGATCAGCGTCCCGCCTTCCCGTGCTTTGGTAGGCGTCACTCTCCCGCCGTTCGTGCCAAGCGTGCTGGTGGGTGTCGGCCACATCGACACCGCCCCGGCCAATGTCGTCCCACGCTTCGATTTGCCTGCCGCCATGCCCTCGCCGCGAATCTGCACGTTGTCCTGAGTGGTCGGCGTAGGCCAGCGGGTCGGCGTGTTGATCATTTGCGCCAAACTCACGCCGGTCATGTTCGGCGTGATCGTCCCCCCGCGCTGGCCATCCGTTGCTGATGGTGTGGCCCACAAGCCAGAACCTGTCCCGCTGATGCGGCGCTCCAACGTCGGCAGCTCCCAGCACTGTCCATCGGCAGTCATACCCGAGCGCGGCCAGATCACCGAGGACTCGTCCGAGTCCCCGAGTAAGGAGCGCTGGGCTGTTTTCCACGAAGACGTAGCGGGGTCGAACCTCGCCAACGATGCGCGCCATGTGGGCCCACATGCCTGATCGGGCTCCGTCAATGCCGGCGCCTTTGCCTGCGACGCTGATGTCCTGGCAGGGAAAGCCGCCAGAAACGACGTCAACACGGCCGCGCCATGGTCGTCCGTCAAAGGTGCGAACGTCATCCCAAATCGGGAAGGGCGGGAGAAGGCCGTCATTCTGTCGGGCGGCAAGTACGCTTGCGGCGTAAGGCTCCCACTCGACGGCGCAGATGGTTCTCCAGCCGAGCACCCCCCCCCGAGGATGCCTCCACCAGCGCCCGCGAAAAGAGCCAGCTCATTCACACCCGCTCCACAAACATCTGCACCGCATCCGCCACCAGCTCGGCGCGCTCGTCGTCGTTCTCGGGCAGCTTGGCACTGCGCCACACGCTCACCCCTGTGGCCCGGTTGCGCGCCACCAAGTACAGGGCCGTGCGGTACGGGTCGGGGATGCTGGCCACCACCTGGCCGATGTGGCGGATGAGGGCGCCGCGCTCGTCGGTGTCCAGCGCGCCGTTGGCGTCGTCGTACTGCCTGGAGGCCCGCCAGCCGCGGGTGGACGGGCACTCCATGGGGTAGCCCTCCACGGGGCTCCAGCCGCGCTCAGCGCGCCACCACAGCACCAGCAGCTCCAGCGGGTCTATGTCAGCTGAACTTCGACCCATCCACCCACCTCGCCAGATTTGGTGATCTGCAGCGACCACTTCGAGTCGTCCACTTTCCATACGTCGGCCAGTCCGTCTAGGCCGGCCTTGATGGAGGCCAGCAGGTTGTCAAGATCGCGGTGCCGCCGGTCTGGTGGCACGAACGTGATGTGCAGGCTCAAGACCTCAACCGGCAGCCGCTTGGCGCCCTGGCGCTTGGCTTCCCAGGCCCAGGACTCCCGCAGTTGCGCCTTGGCGCGGTACTTCTCGGCCCAGTGCCCGCGGAAGTTGGGGCTGAGCGCCGGCATCACCGGCCAGGGCAGTTTCAGCACCTCGCTCACTCGCACCCCTTGCACACGTACTGCTTCACGCCCTGCACGCGCTTGAGCTTGCGGCCCAGCGTGATGCGCGACTGGCGGCAGGCGGCGCAAATGAAGTTGCTGTGCAGGCCGATGCCGCGCTCGCGGGCGTACTGGTGGCCTACTCGCTGGCTCGTGTCACTGCTGCTCGGTGTTGTGCCCACAGGTTCCTCATCGTGGTTTTGAGTTGTTCGACGTGCGCCTTGCCGCGGCGCTTTTCCAGGCCCTGCAGCCAAGCCCGGCGCTCGTCCAAGCTGCCCAGCTTGAGGATCCAGCGCGCTTCGCATTCATGCCGCCAGGCCTCGCTGTAGCTGCTGACCTCGGTGCCGTCATGCAACTCGGGCACAGCGCTCGGCGTAGTGCCAGATGGACGAGACCTGCTCGATGCTCACCGGCGCCACGCGCGGCGGGGTCTTGGGCTCGGCAAAGGGCTTGTCCGAGAGCCACCGGGCGCGGGCAGCACGCCCAACAGACCGGGCCAGGCCGGCACGAGCAATGAACATCAAGTGCACCGTCATCGTGGCTGGGGCGCACTCAAAGCGCTCGGCCAACTGAGCGTTGCTCACCGGCTGGTGGGCGCGGATGTACTCCAAGATCGCCTGCTGGCGGGCGGTGAGCTTGTCGGTCATGCGGCCAGCCGGTAGGGTTCGACCGCGCTCATGCGGTCATCGCAAAAGCGCAGCGAGGCGGCGTCCCACCACAGCGCCACCGCGCCCTCCCACTCGCCATTGCGCTGCTTTTCCACCGCCACGCGGGCGTCGGGCTTGGCCAGGGCCACGGCGTCGCTCGGGTCTTTCTGCAGCGCCAGGTGCTTGTCCTTGTTCGCCCAGACCGTGACCACGTTGTGCGCCTGGTCGCTGATGGCCGCCGAGCCGCGCAGGTCGTACTTGCTGGGCGGGGTGCCCTCGCCGCTTTGCGGCTTGCGGCAGTGCGTGACGAGGTGGACGTGCAGCCCGGTCTCCTGGGCCACGCGCACCAGGTCGGTGACGAACTGCTTCTGTTCGTCCATGCTCTCCTCGGAGCCGCAGACCATCATCATGGAGTCCACGAAAACCTGCTGGCCCTTCAACTCCTCGGCGAAGTAGCGCAGCACCGCCAGGCACACCTCGGTGTTGATGCGGCCCACGTGGTCGAACATCCACAGCCGGCCGTCCGTCCAGCGGCTGAAGGCCTGCAGCGACACGCCCGCGGGCTTGTGCAGCCCCAGCGCCTGGCGGGCCATGCGGGCCAAGGAGCGGGCGGGCGCCATCTCGAACGACATCAGCAGCGTGCGGTAGCCCGAGGTCATCAGGTCCAGCGCCACCTGCCCGGTGAACATGCTCTTGCGGTGGCCGTTGTAGCCGGCCCAGGCCGTCAGCTCGGCAGGGCGGAACTCGATGCGCCCGCGCAGCTTGGTGGAGAACATCTCCGGGGGCTTGTGCTTGGGGTCACGCGGGGTGAACTCAGCCAGCAGCTCGTCGGTGAAGACGCTGGCGGCCTTGACCTTGACGCGGGCCTCGGTGGCCTTGGCGTAGCTCGCCCAGTCGATGGTGTCGGGGATCAGTTGCATGGGACTCCGTGGCGGAAAACCTCAACCCAAGGCGCCCCAGAGGAGCGCTTCCATTCGCCGCCCAGCACCCGGCTTGCACCCGCGGTGACGGCGGCCATGCACAGGGCGCGCACCGTGCGCTGGTGGCCGTCCTCTTGCTCGGCCGCCACGATGACGTCCAGGCCCACCAAGGCCCGCAGGTCCAGCCGGTCAATGGGCTCGTCAGGGGCCACCACGATCTCCAGAGCGTCCCCGGCTTGGCAAGGTGCCACCTGGGCCACGTGGATGGCCACGGCGGCGGGCCTGACGCCTTTGCTCCGCAAGGCCACCAAGGTGTCGAGTCCCCTCATACCGCCCCCGCGAAAGCGTCATCGGTCTGGCTGCCCTCGTCCTCCCAGCGCCGGCCGTTAAGCCAGGTGCTGGGGTGAGGGATGAACTGGCCGTCGTCGCGCCGCCACTGGGCGCTCTGGCGCTGCAGGGCCAAGGCGGCCAGCATGCGCAGCAGCAGCGGCTCGTCAGGGCGCAGCCGGGCAAAGGCCTTGGCGGCCTGCGGCTTGGCGGTCTTGCGGGGGTAGGCCTGCCAGAAGCGGTCGAAGCCGGGTGGGAACTCGTGGACCTTGGGCCTGGGGGGAGGGGGTGGATCCTCGGTCGCCCCGACCCCGGTAGGGGGTAGGGGGTTATTACTTCCCTTCCCTTCCCTTCCTCCCTGCGCGTCCTCTACGCGTGGTGACGCGTCGGTCACGCGTGGGGCACGCGTGCGTTTTGGTGCTGTATTCGGGTCCGGTAAAACGCTGGCCGACTCTCGGGGGTTGATGTGCTGGTGCTTGCCGAAGCTGGGGATGTAGGCAAGGGTTGCTCCCTCGTACAGCATGACCAAGCGCGCGTTCAGCAGCTCATCTGCAAGCGCCTCGATGTCGCAGTTGTCGCCCGGCAGATAGCGCAGCTTGAAGGTTTTTGGCTTCCAAGCAAAACGCCCTTCCTTGTCGGCCTCGCACCACAGTGCGATGTAAAACAAGCGCGCCAGCGGAGACAGTAAAACGATGTCCTCGGAAGTAAAAAAATCGGGTTTTATCGTGCGAATCCGTGCCATGTCAGGACACCTTCCACTCGCGTTCTGGCCGGCCGGCTGTTGACAGCACGGTCTTG